TCACGGTTCGCGCCCGACCCCGGATCGACCGAGCCCGCTACGGTCGTGAGCGAAGTCGTCGATGGTAGATCGAGCTCGGGGGAGATCGAGCAGGTCCGCCCGACGCCGTTCTCGGATGCCACGAGCACGTGCGACTTGAGCTTGGTGCGGATGTTTGCGGACTTGCGAGCCGACCACACGTGGGCGACCTCGGAGGCCGGGACGTTGTCGAACAGGAGCGAGTCGATCGAGGCATCGTACAGGGCGTCGATTGCCGCGCCGTTGACCGCGTTCGCCTTCTGCACTAGCGCCGTGTAGGCGACCGGAGTGGTGGGGCCAACTGCGCCGTCGAGACCCGAGAGCGGATCCCACGTGGTGGCCGAACCTGCGGGCGGGGCAACGACAGGCTCGATGCCTTCGCTAACCGCCCAAGTGCCGTCAGCAGCCGAGGACCCGGTGCCAGTGCCATCGGTGAGGGGCCGCACGGGCACCGCGTAGCTGCCCTGGGCAGTGAAGACCGAGCCCGCACCAGGCCCGTAGGAGTCCGCAGCGTGCCCAGGGTGGAGTCGGTAGGCGAGAGCCACGCCAGTCGTCCAGGTGAACGAGCTCGCGTCCATCTTCTCGACGATGAGGTTGGTTGCGTCGGTGATCGTGCGAACGCGATACGTGAAGGCGTTGGCACCCTGCGCACCGGCCGCACCGATCACACCGATGACGAGGACATCACCGATCTCGACCCCGACCTTGCCGTCAGGGCGCGCGAGCGTCGTGAACGTGCCAGTGGCCGAGGTGAAGGTCTGGGTGACCGCCGCACCGGCCGCAGTGACCGTGCCATCGACGGCAGTTTTATAGCCGTCCTCGTTAGAGAACGAGGTGCGCCCTGCGATCTTGATTCGGTCGAGGGGGCCAGAGGTCTTCTTGAAGATCCTGCCAGCGGCCACGTCCGCTCCCGCGATGGGGATGATCGGAGTCGGGTCGAGCGCAGTCTTGTTCGTCGGAAGCTGCCGCCAGAGGCGGACGCCGGAAGCTGACGACAGGTTGACCGCAACGCCGATGAGACGACCGAACGTCTTGTTGCGGAGCTCGGCGTACCCGGAGCCGCAGTCGCCACCGAACTGGCCCAGCGTCTCGTCGTACCCGCCGAACTTGTTGAGCAGATCCTGCGCGCTCAAGATGTCCTGCGGACGCACGTCCGTGGTGATCACCCCCGAGGAATCAACCGCGACAGCGTAGGTCATGTCGGCAAACTCGCCAACCAGGGCGACGGTGTTGGTGCTCAGCCCCTGCACTGAAGCAGGCGGGGGGAGGTCGATGATGTTGATCCCTTCGATGGCCGTGATGACATCGTCGGGCGGGAAGTTTGCGAATCTCCGAATGAAGCCAGACATGGTCAGGCCCTCCTAGGGTTGGGTGATCCTACTGCAAGGCAGTGCGGGTGTCATAGTTCTCCGCTGTCGATGACGGAGATCTGGGTCTTCGGTTGAAGCAGAGGCAGAGAGCGGACGCGGAACAGGGAGACTTGCCCGCTCAAAAAGACGGTTCCGGGACGCCACCGCCTGCGGGCATCACCCTCCGAGTCGAGCATTTGGGTGGTCATGGGCTCGTAGACCACGCGCTGGTTGAAGTAGTGAGGAACGTCGAGCTTGAACCCGTACATCCAGTCGACCGGGTTGAGCGCGTCTTCGAGCATCATCTGCACCTGGACCCGCTCAGACGGACTGGAGCAGTGGATCTCCAGCGCGAGCTTCACTTCGACCTCGGCATACTTGACGAGGTAGGACTTCGTGTCTGCGGGCTCGGCCCCGTTGATCACAAGGGTCAGGCGTGCTGGGTCGAGGACTGGGGTGAACGAGCTGTAGTCGTAGGTGGCTTCATCCGCGGCCATGACCACGGCTGACGGGTACTGAGCCACCTGATCGGTGTCAGCCCAGACATCGTGGACCTGCATAAACCGGAGGCGCACCCCTTCAACGTCCAGGTAGACCTGTTCGAGGTACTCCTTGAGCCCTCGCTTGAGGGCCGTCACGGCGTCGCACTCGCGGTGAGCCGTGAGACGCGGTGGCTTGGCGTTGGCGAGCGTGACGAGGGTGGTGCCGCCTGGAGAGGGGGGGACCAGTAGCGATGTCCCGGGGAGCTCCTCTGGAGCTGGGCAGTCGGGCGGACACTGGGTGTCGCTCACTTGAGCCCTCGCTTGAGCGCCGCTTTGACCTCGGACCGGATCTCCTGCATCACCGCCAGCGTGATGGCGCTTTCAGTGCGGGGCGATGTGAGCACGCGACGAGCCGAAAGTCCGCGCTTCTTGATCGCGTTGGCGATGGCGAAGCTCGCGCTCTTGGCCTCCTTGGCGTTGAGTCCGAGCTTACGCATGGCCCAGAGCTCGAGGGCTTTGGCTGGTGGGCGCTTCGCACCAGCGCGACGACCGTATTCGATCACGCCAGCGTAGGGGACGGTGTTGAAGATCCGGCCACCTGTGGCCGTCTTCTCAACCTGCCACGCCGCGCGATACGCGCCGGTGTTGACCGCACCCTCGGAGCCGTTTGGCGAAGCGGGGTAGGCCGTCATGGTCGCCTGCTGGACGATCGGAATCGAGCGCATGAGACCCGAGTGGATGCCACGCACGACTGCCCCGTCGTGACCGACGAGCTTCTTCCCGAGTTTCTTGACGTAGCCCCGGAAGTCCTTCAGCGACATGGCGCGGCTAGGCATTAGCCCTCCGGGCTCCGGTCACGTGCCCGGTTCTCGAGAACCGAGACGAGCGTGACCATCCACTGGAACTGGGACGAATTGTACTGAGGGACGGAGTCCCTCACGAAGCGGCGTCGCTCGCTTGGCGCACCGTCGCGCCGGAAGAACTCGATCTCGTAATAGGCAGTCTCGTTCGACGCGACCTGCGATCCGTCTGGTCCAACGCCCATGAGCAGTTCTTCGGTGTAGCGGCCGGAGACGTACTGAAGCTGGACGACACCTTGTTCGTTGAGGCCGACAGGCGTCACGACCTCGGTGAGCGCACGCATGTCGACCACGAGCGGCGTCGGGAGAATCTCCTGCTCGAGGACAACCTGCTCGACACCTTGGCCACGCTTGTGGCCAGCGAAACGAGTGCGGACAAGCCACACCCGGTAAGGGCGCATACCGAACTTTGTGTAGAGGTCTCGGATACGGTCGACTGCCGGGATGAGCTTCTGAGCAAGTGAACACTTCAGCAACGCCGGGGTCGACGTCGTGAAGCACCCAACAGAAGCACCGCAGCCACACCCGCAGCCCATCGTCTACCCGCGCACCGGCAAGATGCCGGCCTGCATGGGCCCCGAACCGTAGAGGCGACGGAACCGCTCCGCACCTGGGTAGAGCGGAGAGCCCAGTGTGTCAGCAAGCCGCGAAGCCCATCGACAATACTCGTCCTCGAGCTTGTCGATGTTGTCCTTGCGGATCGTGATGTCGGAAAGCTGATCAGCCACGAGGTAGTTCTGACCGTCGAGCATCCGGCACTCGATGTCGTCAAGCACAGTGATCAACCTGCGTACCCGGTCTTCCGCCTGGGGAAGGACCCTGTCCATTGCCGACTCCAACAGGAATAGGGTCTGGATGGGCACAGGGATGCCGTAGGTGAGCGCCGCCGCAGGCTGAACCTGGAGGTACCCCATGTGATAGCGTATGCGACTTTTCTCATCGAGATCGAACGGCACGAGCTAGTCCTTGACCAGCTCGAGTTTGATCCCTTGCGCGCGGAGCTTCGCGATCCCAGCTTCGCCGCCATAGCCAGCCGAATCGAGTACAGTACCGATCTCCATGCGACAGAGCTGACCATCGAACGAGACGCGGCCCGGTTCAGTCACTCGATAGCGAGGGTGTCGCGCCGAGACCGTTGGCGGGGACACTGGCTTCGGCGGTAGCACGACCTCGTCGAGGTCGGAGACGTCAACGTCCTTGAACGACGTAGCAGGAGGCTTCGGCTTCTCGCCGTCGGCCGCGATCTTTGCCGCCTCGAGCGGGTCATACTTCACGCGCGCCATGGAATCTCCTGAAAAGAAAAGGGGCGGGTTTCCCCGCCCCTAGTGTAGCAAGCCGGGACTGCCTGCGGGTGCGGTGTCCCTACTCGCCCGAAAGGACCTGCTGAACTCGCTTGAAGCGAGCCGCATCGCCCGTGGTCGCGTCGGTACGGACCGGCCAGTCACCGATGAACTTCCAGCTCGTGGACACCATGTCCTGGAGACGGTTCAACGGCGCGCGGATGATGAGCTGGATGCGCTCGGTCATCACTTCGATACCGTTGTTGTTGATCGTCGGCTGCCCGACCTTGCCCGTGACGCCAGCCTCAGTGACCAGCGCGCCGAGATCCTGGTAATACTCGAAGATCGCCGACTGGGCGAGCAGGAGCGTACGGTGGATCTTCACGCCAGTCGCAGTGCTGCCATTCGACCAGAGCTCGGGGGCGAACGGATCGTCCAGCGAGAACGTGGCCGTGGTGCCGCCGACGACCGTGTCGACCTGCGGGTTCTCAGAGTTGCGGAACACCACCGTGTTCAAGAGCTCGCCAACGGCGAACTGCTTGTACATGTAGTAGTCCGGCAACGAGGTCAGCAGACGCTGGAACTCGGGGTCGGAGAAGATCTGGTTCTGCGCCGTCGGGTCCATGTGGGCATGGAAGCGACCGTCGGGCATCTCGGGGACGTTCTGCTGCCAGAACCGCGAGACAGCCGTGCGGAGCGCCGCCAGCGTCATGATGTCAGCAGACGAGATGTCGTCCGTGCGATTGCCGCCGCCGACGTACACCGAGCTGGTGCGGTCATCAGCGAGGACCGGATCACGGTCGACCGAGGCAACGGCGGCTGAGAAGGTCAGCGTGCCGGGCCCAAGTTCGTCACCGGGGATGTCCGAGGTGAATCCCACGACGGTGTTCGCGGTGAGGCCTGCGCCGACGCGAACTGCGAGTGGGTTGTTCACCGAGACAGTGGTGAAGCGGACCGGCGACCCAGCGACGAGGTCTGGGCGGCGCGCACGGGTGAACCCGTTGAGCCGCTTGACGCGCTGAGTCGTTGAAGCGCCGGCGGTGCCGTCGAACACGGTCTGACCAGAGCCAGCCGCGTTGCCGATCTTGTCACGAACCAGGCGGTTCATGGTCTGACCGGCCGAGAGGCCGAGCTGCTGGGCATTCCGCAGGAATAGGTTGGCGATTGCAGCGATCGACGTCGGCATGTGCGTGTCGATC